GGTTCAGCAGGAAGCGTGGTGTTTAAAGATGGCGGTTCAGGCGGTACAACCGTTATGACCGTAAACACTGTTGCTTCCGCAACCCAACCAACGTATATGTTGATGCCCGGTCAAGGTGTTTTGTTTACAACAAACGTCTATGCGGATGTGACAAACATTGGTTCTGTCACAATTTTCTATGGCTAAGTCCAAAGGAATGGGCATAAATACTTCTGTGAAGTCGGGCAACTTCCGCCCGACCAAGCAGGGTGCCGGTATGACTGCCAAAGGTGTTGCAGCGTATCGTCGTGCCAACCCCGGCTCAAAACTTAAGACTGCGGTAACTGAGGACAAGCCTACTGGCGAGAGAGCCAAGCGTAGGAAGTCATACTGTGCTCGATCCTTGGGTCAAATGAAAAAGTTTCCCGAGGCCGCTAAAGATCCCAACAGCCGCATCCGACAGGCTAGAAAACGGTGGAAATGCTAAATGGAAATGATGCTTTGGAACATGGTGCTGACTACACTTCTCGGAGTTTTAGCCTATATGGGCCACGAGAAGGCTTCAGAAATTAGTCGACTTACCATACTTTTAAACAAAACTCGGGAGGAAATAGCCCGTGATAACGTTACTCAAGCAGAAATGGACAAGTTTGTTCAGCATATTGACCAACGCTTTAACAAACTTGAAGCAAAAATTGATGCACTTATGCAAAAGGGGTAAATGATGGTTGCTCCATTAATTGGTGCCGCAGCCCGTACGGGGGCAAAAAAACTTGCGGAAAAAGCAGCAAAGCAAGATGACCTGTATAAAAAAGCCGCTATTGGAGTAGGCACAGTAGCGGCGCTACCTATAGCAGGTGGGGCCGGTAGAGACATGGCTGAAGATTTTGAAAAAGCCAAACAAATAAAGAAAGAAAAAACCGAAGCCAAAGACGAAATAAAGCGGGAAACCCGTGGAATGAAAAAAGGCGGCATGATTAAATCATCCGCTTCTAAACGGGCGGATGGAGTTGCTATTAAAGGTAAAACCAAAGGACGATTTGTTTAATGTACTTGACCAGCAACATTCCGTACTTTAAATGTTGGGTAAGAAAAGAGTTTACAAATGGACACCAAAAATATCACGGGGAGTATGTGCATGGGCTGGCAGTCGCTGTCACGACCATCCCTGATCGGTGTCTTGGGTTTCAAATCATCTTCACTGGGTGTGAAGCAGAAGGTCAGCCAAATCCTCACGGCGGGGCAATGTGGGCAAGAATGCCAATCACGGCTCTTGTTGGTGACATCCCCCTTCAAGAATGGCCCGAGCGCATGGAGACTCATCTGGCGCAACCTTGGGACTGTAGTTCATACAACCACGGAATCGTTAGGATTGACAGGGCGCAGCCCTCTCCTTGGCTGTGCAAGATCAACAATGAATTTCATACGGGTCGGTATCTGTTCACGGTGGACTACGCCGAGAGCGATGTTTCAGAAGACCCATCCCAACATAAACAGAGCCATGTGCTCATCTTGACGGACGCTGGAAAATGGACAGGAAATGTAGTGGCTTTACCAAACAATCGAGTGCGAGTCACCAGCCCAGCGTATTGGGTGACAGGCGAGGGAGCGCCCGATTTTCGACCCAGCCAATGGATTCATTGTGCGGAACAAGACGACTCGTACATGGACCCCGAGGTGACTTTTAACAACTTGTATAAGGAGTAAATGATGAAGGCAAAAATGATGGCTGGTGGTGGCATGCCCATGAATCCAGCAACTGGTAAACCAACTTTTGTTGGTGATGGTAAAGGCAAAATGGCAAAGGGCGGCATGGCTAAAATGGCTATGGGTGGCGGCGTAAAAGCCAAAATGGGTGCAGTAAAAACTGCAAAACCCGCAATGGGCAGCGCATCTAAGCGGGCTGACGGAATTGCTGTTAAAGGCAAAACCAAAGGCAAAATGCTGTATGGCGGTGGCATGGCAAAAATGAAGGCTGGCGGCGGTGTAAAAGCCAAGATGATGAAGTCTGGCGGAGCGTGCTAAATGAGACCCTCTCGCGGGATGGGCGCCATCCGATCTTCTAAGATGCCGAAAGCCAAGATCATCAAGCGGAAAGACAAACCGCAAGATGTTGAGATGTTTGCCGGTGGTGGTCTTTATGCCAATATCGCAGCAAAGAAAAGACGTATTGCTGCGGGGTCTGGTGAAAAGATGCGTAGCGTTGGGGAGAAAGGCGCTCCTAAGAAAAGCGACTTTGCCAAGGCTGCAAAAACGGCATCTTATAAAGAGGGTGGCGAGTCTCGCGTGAATGAGGCTGGCAACTACACCAAACCCGGACTTCGGAAGTCCATCTTTGAGCGTATTAAGGCTGGTGGCAAGGGTGGTGCCCCGGGGCAGTGGTCGGCCCGTAAGGCTCAAATGATGGCTATGCAGTACAAAAAAGCCGGTGGTGGATATAAGTGAAATGGTCGGATAAGCGTAAAAAGGCTGTTGACTGTGATAACCCAAAAGGTTTTTCAGAGAGGGCACATTGCGCTGGAAGGAAGAAAAAAATGGCTGGTGGTGGGTTGGCGAAGTCTCAGCAGAGTTTGAAAGATTGGACTGCTCAAAAGTGGAGAACTAAAAGTGGAAAGCCTTCTACTCAAGGTCCAAAAGCTACAGGGGAGCGGTATCTCCCCGAGGCGGCTATCAAGAATCTGTCTGCTTCTGAGTACGCGGCAACAACCAAAGCAAAGCGAGCAGGAAAAGCAGCCGGTAAGCAGTTCGTCAAACAACCCAAAAACATAGCAAAAAAGACAGCGGGGTTTAGATAATGGGTAACAGATATGAAGCCGCTAAAACAGTTCTCAGCCCCAAAGGTCGAGGATCTGGCGTTATTAAACGTACAAGCGATACCGACAAAAGCCCGCGCATTAAAAAAGATGACTTGGTTACGGTGTTTAGTGAAAAAGATGACTCAAGCCCCGAGACGTACAAAAAAGCTCGTGAGTATGCTTCAGAACTACAGCGCGAAACTCGCGGCATGAAAAAAGGCGGTTTCATAAAAGAAGCCATCAAAAAACCCGGTGCTTTGCGTAAAGCGCTTGGAGCCAAGAAGGGTGAGCCGATTCCCGCTAAGAAACTCGCGGCTGCGGCTAAGAAGCCCGGAAAACTTGGTCAACGAGCACGTTTTGCTCAAACCCTGAAAGGCTTCAAGAAGTGACCACTTCCGGTACCCAGTCGTTTAACTTAGACCTCAATAACATTATTGAGGAAGCCTTTGAGCGGGCTGGTGCTGAGTTGCGTACTGGCTATGACTTCCGGACGGCCCGTCGGTCTTTGAACCTCTTGACTATCGAGTGGGCAAACAGGGGCATTAATCTTTGGACTATTGAGGAGGGTTCAATTTCAATGGTGCAGGGCCAGATTGTCTATGACCTGCCTGTAGATACGATTGACTTGCTGGATATGGTGATCCGCACGCAGACTGGGGTGGAGCAGACCGACATCAACATCAGCCGTATTAGTGTCTCTACCTACGCCACGATCCCTAATAAGAACGCTCAGGGGCGCCCGATCCAAGTCTGGGTCAACAGACAGTCTGGTGCTACGACTCCTACGGGGGTGAACGCACCCAATATCAACGTCTGGCCTGCGCCCGACCAAAGTAACTTTTATACCTTCGTTTATTGGCGCCTAAAGAGGATCCAAGACGCTGGAAATGGTACGACAACCCAAGACATCCCATTCCGTATGCTGCCCTGTCTGGTGGCTGGTTTGGCCTATTACTTGGCTATGAAGATCCCTGATGCACTGCCCCGGCTTGAGATGCTGAAGATGTCTTATGAAGAGCAGTGGGCCTTGGCGTCGAGCGAGGATCGTGAAAAGGCTTCGTTGCGGCTTGCGCCTCGGCAGATGTTTATTGGTGGTGGGGGGATGTAATGCCCAATAATTTTGCTTCCGGCAAATATGCTATTGCATCTTGCGACCGGTGCGGATTTCAGTACAAGTTAAAACAGTTGCAGTCGATTGTTATTAAAACGAAAAATGTAAATTTGTTGGTTTGCCCCACTTGTTGGGAGCCAGATCAGCCGCAGTTGCAGTTAGGTATGTATCCGGTCGATGATCCGCAAGCGCTAAGAAACCCAAGGCCAGATACAACATATAGGCAGGCGGGATTTACAGGTTTGCAGACTGAGTCTGGAAGTGGGCCACTGGGTAGCGGAGATCCATCTGGAGGAAGTAGAATTATTCAATGGGGCTATGCTCCCGTTGGAGGTGCTAGGGCAGACGATGCCGGACTAACA